GGGGGAGATTCCAAATCTCCTTCTTTCTGGACCCGCTGGTTGTGGTAAGACTACCGCAGCAATGGCTATGTGTGATGAAATCGGTTGTAATTATCTTTTCATCAACTCCTCAGAAGAAAGAGGCATTGATGTTCTAAGAACAAAGGTTGTGGGTTATGCGTCAACCGTATCGCTTACTGGTGGCCGTAAGGTTATCATTCTAGATGAAGCCGACGGCCTAACACCAGATACGCAAGATGCTCTTAGAGGTGTGATTGAAAAGTTCTCTGACAACTGTTCTTTCATCTTCACATGTAACTTCAAGGCAAAGATCAAGGACGCTATTCATTCTAGATGTGCTGTTGTTGACTTTACCTTGAAGTCTAGTGAAAAGCCTACAATGGCTTCTAAGATGTTCAAGAGAGTTAATGAGATTCTAAACATAGAAGGTGTTGAATATGACAAGCAGGTTCTCATCAAGATTGTTGAAAAGTATTTCCCAGACTATCGGCGTCTTCTTAATGAACTCCAACGCCATGCTGTGTCTGGAAACATTGACGCTGGTGTTGTTAGTCAACTTGATGGTATTAAATCTTTATCTGAACTAATCAAAGCATTAAAGGATAAAGACTTTGGCACTATGCGTAAGTGGGTTGTGGTGAACTCTGACATTGATCCTTCTCGTATCTATCGTTCTGTATATGATGGATTGAATGAGTATCTAAAGCCAGAGTCTATTCCTGCTGCTGTTGTTACTCTTGCCAAGTATCAATATCAATCTGCATTCGTGGCAGATCAAGAACTAAATCTTGTGGCTTGTTTGACTGAAATCATGGTAGAGTGTGAGATAAAATGAGCGATCTTTTTAAAGATATCATTCCTTCTATTCTACACACCAAGAAGGATGTTCTTGAAAATGAAAAAGATTATAATGCTTTCGTAGTGAACCGGGCCATCTCGTTTCACTACGATTGCGTTATGCAAGCCAATGAGATGAATAAGTATCCTAGTTTGTCTGCCAATATGCAATATCAGTTTCTACTAAATAGCATAAGAGGGTATAAACGCCCTTTTAGAAAATGGGAAAAGCGTGAAACCATTGAGAATTTGGAAGCCGTAAAGGAGTATTATCGTTATTCCAACGAGAAGGCCAAAGAAGCATTGGTTCTGCTAAACGCTACCCAGTTAGAAGAAATAAGAAAAGAATTAAACAAAGGTGGCATAAATGACAGCAAACCTAGAAGACTTCGTGGAAGTAAGGCTTCCTGATCCGCAAGCCTTCTTAAAGGTAAAAGAGACATTAACTCGTATAGGTGTTGCATCTAAGAAAGATAAGACACTGTATCAGTCTTGTCATATTTTACATAAGCAAGGCAAGTATTACTTAGTTCATTTCAAAGAAATGTTCATGCTAGATGAAAAAGCAACAGACTTTTCTGACGAAGATCGTGGTAGAAGAAACACGATTGCTAATCTATTGGCAGAGTGGGGACTAATAACTCTTGTCGATCCTGATAAGAGCAAAGAACCTCTAACACCTCTTAACAGAATCAAAATCATATCATACATGGAAAAGCCTGAATGGAACTTGGTCGCCAAGTATTCACTAGGCAAAAAAAGACATAATGAAGATTAACAATTGGAGTTTATATTATGACACTACTGAAAATGTATAAAGTTCATCCTAAAGTTTTACTACCTGTTCATCAAACCACACAATCAGCATGTTTTGATTTAGCATTTCAGGGTTCAGGTAAATCAGAAATCAAAGGATACTCGGGCAAGAATAAGCCTATATCAAGAATGTATAGAGGTGCTTTGACGATTAGTCCTGGTGATAGAATGATGGTGCCAACAGGTCTCATTCTAGATATTCCCGAAGGTTATTCGGTTCGTGTTCATGCACGATCTGGTATGTCTTTGAAGCAAGGTTTGGTTCTTGCAAATGCAGAAGGTGTTATTGATTCTGACTATGTTGAAGAACTAATGGTTTTGATTCATAACATTTCTGAAAATTCTATTACGATCAATGATGGTGATCGTATTGCTCAAGCCGAACTAGTTAAGAACATTGAATATGCTATTGAACAGACACCTATGCGTCCTATTCCAAAGACAAATAGAGCAGGTGGTTTTGGTTCAACAGGTATATCAACTATTGCAGAGATTTCAAATCAAAAGGATATTGTCGTTATAAATATTCCAGATATACTAAAAGTAGAAGAAAAAAGAGGAAGAGGGAGACCAAGAAAGAATGCCGCCAGTCCACCTTGACCAGATGCTAAGATTCTGTGGCGCACAAACATTAGTCACAGGTCAAAGTAGCGTCATTATGAATGGAGTCCTCGCTGCCGTTGAAGGTGATAAAGATACACACGGAAACGGCGGCGACTTAATAGCACGTTACGGTCCGGGCAACATAATAATTGAAGGCAAAAGATTAATAGTTGCTATGGGCGACACTGCCCTTCCTGACACTGAAGGTCTTGTTCAACATCCATTCTCTCCAACAGATCCAGCGCAAGGTTCTCCAAACATAATTGCTTATGGAGGGCGATCTGGTGGAGGTTTAGGAAACATTCTTGGAGGTAACCTAAATATAGGTGAACTTGTTTCTGTAGGCGGTCAAGTCGTAGGACAAGTTAAAAATTTTATTAATATCGGTAATGGTCAAGCATCTGCTGTATTACAGAATATGGGATCGACAACTCCTCAAGCAGGACAAACACTAGTCGGTCAAGATTCTGGAAATAGTTTTACATTAACAAACTTTGAGAGAAGCAATGCATATGACCATGCTAATACCTCAGTAGATTATACAGAGGTTATGATAGTAGCCGTTACAGATGATGCAGGCGTGATTGCGGTTGATCAACATTTCACTGGCAAACCAAGTCAGGATTACAACTCAGATTACGTGGTAACAACTGGATGACAGTAAGAATAGACAATCTAACAAGAATTTGGGCCAATACAGTAACGAAATCGGCCAATACCGATCCCGCTAATACAGATCCTATTATTCAGGTTATTGCCAATACTGCGAATGCAAATGGTTTAGCGAATGTAGTTCTGAACTATTCACCAAATACTGATTTCGTTGGTCTTGGACTAAACATAACCTCGACAGGTCACGGCGCTAATTCTAAGATTGTTAATTTTAGATTAAACGGAAACTCAGTCTTCACAATAGATACGACTGGTAGTCTAATAATCTCAGGTAACGTTGTTGCCAACAATCAAGTAAATCTAAATGAAGTTTCTCTTTCTAATGTTACCGCATTCTACGCTAATCTATCAAATGTGGAAGCAAACGTTTTCTATGCTAATACATCATATCTTAGTAGCGTTTTTATATCAAATGATCTATTCATTGGAGATTCCAGTCTTAAGAATCTAATCGCAAGTGTTCTTAATACAAGTAGTAATACATACTCTGCCGCAGCATCAATTGACCTATTAGGGTCTAATGTTAACTCTAGATTTTTTATTATTACAACAGATATACATAATCTTTCAAATTTAGTAAATACAATACATAGATCAACAAATGCTTCTTTTGATTTTGCTAATACAATCACAGGCAATGTTGGCAATTCAATAACTGCTAATGTGAATGCTATAACATCGAGAATCAACAGTGTAGCAAATGTTACTAATACTGCACAAAAACTTATATTTGATGCGTCTAACCTTGTCTATAGCACTGTCAATAGCGCCTTTCAATCTTTAAATACAGCAACTACACAATTAAATGGACAGATCAATACTGTATTTGGCGTAACCAATACTGTATTCCAAACAGTCAATACTTCTGTTGCCACGATCTTTGGACAGACTAACACAATCTATGGTATTACTAATACTGTATTCCAAACAGTCAATACTTCTGTTGCAACAATCTTTGGACAGACTAACACAATTTTCGGTGCAATCAATGCATCTTATGGATTCGTTAATACGTCTGTTGCAACAATTGGCAATCAATCCAATCTGGTATTTGGTCAAGTCAATACGATTTCAACGATCACTAATAATGCCATTAATACAATATCAACCCAGTCTAATCTAGTATTTGGTCAAGTCAATACAGTTTTTGGTATTACTAACACAACAACAAACACTGTCTCTGCTCAAGTAAATACTATTTTTGGTAGAACAAATACAGTCTATTCAATTGTCAATAACTCGGTAGATTCACTTACAACATCATACAATGAAATTGTTAACGAGGTTGATCAGTTATCATCACTAACAAATACTTCCGTAGCAAGAGTCTTTAATGCATCCAATAGTGCATTAGCAACATCGTTACAATTAACAAATTCTGCTTTACAATTAACCAATACAGTATTCACATTAGCAAATGATTCCTTCACATACGCCAATGCGGTTAGAAGTAACGTAAACAATTATCATACATTCTACGTTAGTGAGTTTTCATCTATCAACACTGGCAATACTGCTCTTGCGGCAAGAATTGATGCTCTATCCGTTTATAGTAATACAAATGCTGCAAGTCTCGGCGCTAACATATCAACTCTATCTGCAACATTCGTAAACTCCAATACTGCAATTGCAGCAAGAATAGATGGATTATCCTCTTTCTCTAATACAAATGCAGCAAGTCTTGGTGCTAATATTTCTACATTGGCAACAACAGTTGTTACAGGCAACTCTGCTCTTTCTATAAGAATAGATGGACTATCTTCTTTTAGCAATACAAATGCTGCATCTTTGGGTGCGAATATCTCAACATTAGCAGCAACAGTGGTAACAAGTAATAGTGCATTAGCAGCAAGAATAGATGGACTAAGTTCGTTTAGTAACACAAATGCAGCACAGCAATCTGCAAATGTTATAACTCTTGCCACAACATTCACCGATGCTAATACAGCATTGGCAACCAGAATAGATGGACTAAGTTCTTTTAGTAATACCAATTCCGCACAACAGTCCGCTAACATACTCACACTCGCTGCAACATTTACTACTGCCAATAGTTCAATTGCATTACGTATTGACGGACTAAGTTCGTTTAGCAATACAAATGCTGCATCACTAGGTGCCAATATCGCTACACTAGCAACTACAGTTGTCACAGGTAATAGTGCATTAGCGACTAGAATTGATAGTCTTTCATCATTTTCTAACACTAATGCAGCACAGCAATCTGCAAATGTTATAACTCTTGCAGCAACATTCACTACAGCAAATACATCTTTAGCAACTAGAATTGATGGACTTAGTGCATTTAGCAATACAAATGCTGCACAGCAATCCGCAAACGTATTTACTCTTGCATCCACATTCACTACCGCAAATAGTGCAACAGCATTACGCATCGACGGACTATCATCATTTAGTAATACAAACGCAGCATCATTAGGCGCTAACATTTCTACCTTAGCTGGCACATTTACAAATGCGAATACTTCTATTGCACTACGTATTGACGGTCTATCCTCTTTCTCTAATACCAATGCAGCAAGTCTAGGTGCTAATATAGCAACATTGGCAACCACAGTTGTCACAGGTAACTCCGCACTCGCAACAAGAATTGATAGTTTAAGTTCATTTAGTAACACCAATACACTACGCATCGATGGACTATCATCATTTAGTAATACAAATGCAGCAAGTCTTGGTGCTAACATTTCCACATTGGCTGCAACATTTACAAATGCCAACACATCTATTGCACTACGTATTGATGGACTAAGTTCTTTCAGCAACACCAATGCTGCATCGTTAGGTGCTAATATTGCTACACTAGCAACTACCGTTGTTACCGGTAATACAGCACTTGCGGCAAGAATAGATGGACTATCCTCTTTCTCTAATACAAATGCAGCACAACAATCTGCAAATGTTATAACTCTTGTAGCAACATTTACCGATGCTAATACTGCGCTGTCTACAAGAATTGATGGACTTAGTGCATTTAGTAATACCAATGCTGCACAGCAATCTGCAAATGTATTCACTCTTGCAGCAACATTTACTACTGCAAATAGTGCCACTGCATTACGTATTGATGGTCTATCCTCTTTCTCTAATACAAATGCAGCAAGTCTTGGTGCTAATATTTCTACATTGGCATCTACATTTACAAATGCAAATACGTCAATTGCATTACGCATAGATGGTTTAAGTTCTTTCAGCAACACCAATGCTGCATCGTTAGGTGCTAATATTGCTACACTAGCAACTACCGTCGTAACGGCAAATTCTTCTCTTGCAGCAAGAATTGATGGTCTATCGTCATTCTCCAATACAAATGCAGCACAACAATCTGCAAATGTTATAACTCTTGTAGCAACATTTACCGATGCTAATAGTGCATTGTCGACCAGAATTGATGGACTATCCTCTTTTTCAAATACTAATGCTGCACAGCAATCTGCAAATGTATTCACTCTTGCAGCAACATTTACCAACGCTAATAGTGCCACTGCATTACGTATTGATGGACTAAGTTCTTTCAGCAACACCAATGCTGCATCGTTAGGTGCTAATATATCCACACTGGCATCTACATTTACAAATGCCAACACATCCATCGCATTACGCATAGATGGTTTAAGTTCTTTTAGTAACACCAATGCTGCATCTCTGGGTGCCAATATTGCTACACTAGCAACTACGGTTGTTACATCTAATAGCGCATTAGCAGCAAGAATTGACGGACTAAGTTCATTCAGTAATACAAATGCTGCACAGCAATCTGCAAATGTTATAACTCTTGTAGCAACATTTACCGATGCTAATAGTGCATTGTCGACCAGAATTGATGGACTATCCTCTTTTTCAAATACTAATTCCGCACAACAGTCCGCTAACATATTCACTCTTGCTGCAACATTCACTACTGCTAATAGTGCAACTGCTCTACGTATTGATGGATTGTCTTCCTTTAGTAACACTAATGCTGCATCACTAGGTGCTAATATTTCTACATTAGCATCTACAGTTGTTACTGGTAATAGTGCATTAGCGACTAGAATTGATAGTCTTTCATCTTATAGTAATACAAATGCTGCATCATTATCAGCCAATATTTCCACATTGTCAGCCGCATTCACAACCAACAGTAGTTCTCTAGCAACTACTATTGGCAATCTGCAAACTGCGGTAACAAACAATAATCAGTCTCTATCCGCTAACGTAAATCAACTATCAGCAGCATTTACAACCAACAGTAGTTCGCTGGCCACGACTATTGGTCAACTACAGACTGCCGTTACAAACAATAATCAATCTCTATCCGCTAACGTAAATCAGTTGTCGGCAGCATTTACCTCTAATGCTAACTCGTTAGCCACGACAGTTAGCAACCTACAGACAGCGGTAACAACTAACAACAGAACACTCTCTGCTAACGTAAATCAACTATCAGCAGCATTTACAACAAATACTAGTTCTCTAGCAACTACTATTGGCAATCTGCAAACAGCAGTAACGAACAATAATCAATCTCTATCCGCTAACGTAAATCAGTTGTCGGCAGCCTTCACCTCTAATGCTAACTCGTTAGCAACTACTATTGGCAATCTGCAAACTGCGGTAACAAGCAACAATCAGTCCTTAAGTGCTAACGTAAATCAACTATCAGCAGCATTTACAACAAATACTAGTTCTCTGGCAACTACTATTGGCAATCTGCAAACTGCGGTAACAAGCAACAATCAGTCCTTAAGTGCTAACGTAAATCAGTTGTCGGCAGCATTTACTTCTAATGCTAACTCGTTAGCCACGACAGTTGGAACTTTGCGAGCAGATGTGACAACTAACAACAGAACACTCTCTGCTAACGTAAATCAGTTGTCGGCAGCATTTACAACAAATACTAGTTCTCTGGCCACGACTATTGGTCAACTACAAACAGCAGTAACGAACAACAATCAGTCCTTAAGTGCTAATGTAAATCAACTATCAGCAGCATTTACAACAAATACTAGTTCTCTGGCCACGACTATTGGTAACTTGCAGACAGCAGTAACAAATAACAATCAGTCCTTAAGTGCTAATGTAAATCAACTATCAGCAGCATTTACCTCTAATGCTAACTCGTTAGCCACGACAGTTGGAACTTTGCGAGCAGATGTAACAACTAACAACAGAACACTCTCTGCTAATGTTAATACTCTAGCAGGTGCTTTTGTTTCTGCCGATGGTGCCCTTTCTTCCAAGATTGATACTGTTTCAGTATCTACAAATTCAAGAATAAATGCCAAAAAACTGTTTAGACAGACTAGCACACCTTTATATGCAAATATGTTTCCTCCTGGACTTCAGGCTTGTCCAGTGGGCAATCTTGATGATCCCACTATGGCTGGTATTGGAGTTTATACAAATACTGGTTTGGGTCAAGGATTTGGTTATGATTTGGGAGGATGGACACTAGCAGATGGTCATACAATCTATACAAATCTTGCAGGAAACTTACCTGCTCCGGGTGCTGGAACTTATGTTTTAGATTTAAACGGTTTTGGTCAGTCATATAATATTGTTGAAGGAAAGACTTATGAGTTTTCTGCATATACAGGCGCTCATAGATGTCGTGTCTACGCTATTATAGTTTTTTATAATTCTTCTTGGGGTTATTTATCGGAAGTTAATAGTTATACTTCTGGTGGAACTAGCGGTAATGATTCTGAATTTTTAGGCGGCGCCTCATTATCAGGATATAAACGTGTAGGATGTAAAGGTGTAGCTCCTGCAGGAGCTACAAGAGCCCAGTTCATTATTAGAGGTGATAATCAGGGCACTGCAGGCGGTGGCGCAAATCCATATGTCTTCGTCACCAGACCATACTTTGGTGTTGTTCCTGCAGGACAAACAGGTTATACAGATTGGCAGCCTTTCGATCAACCTGGTTGGTATGATACAGACGATAATAATAAATTCTACACATGGAGCGGTATATACGGTGCTGAATGGATTTCAACCGATGACAGTAGAATTAGTGCCTCTATTTCACAGTCAATTTCAGCATTTAATACAGCAAACAATATTGGTGCTAATTGGGCTATTCAGGCTAATGTTAACAATCAAACAGGCGGTCTATTCTTTAGTGGTGTCAAAGCGGCAAACGGAACAGGTGCAGTATATAATCTAGATATTGTCTCTAATGTTAATATCTATGGTAATCTGGTTGTTGCAGGAACTATTGATAATCCTCAGCTGGCAGACTATTCTGTAACACACTCTGCTTTTGGTACGGGAACAGTTACATATTTTGGACGATATGGATGGGCAGATACAGGTGATATTGTTTGTACCATTCGTAGAAATTCAAGAGTTGTCGTAATGTTTCATTATATACCCAGAACAATAGATACATCCTTTTCAGATGGTGTAGAGATTGTTGGTGGTATTCCTCAAATAACAGTATTTGCTGATGACTCTCAGATTTTCTCCAAGACAGATTTACCTGTTATAGCAAACACACCTTCATACTTTGGATCATTTGCTTCTGGTGTATTCTCGGCAATGCCATTTACAGATTCATTCTTATACATAGGAGGATCGGGTGGTGGTAATAGAATACGTGGTGGTAATACCAGTTCAAGCACTCAAAATTCCAGTTCTTATGCAGCATCATACGCCTTCGATGATAGTAAGTCATCTGCATGGAGAAGTTTTTCAAACACAACAACTGAATGGATAACTTATTACATTGAGCCTGCTCAAAATGTAGGTTCGTATTATGTGCAAGCACTAAAAACAATATCATTCTGGGAATCACTAGCTGGAATAACATCAAATCCCAATGCTGCTCCTAAAAACTGGACTCTCAGAGGATCAAATAATAATTCCACTTGGACTACACTAGATACAGTTACTAATCAGACAGGATGGTCGACTGGTGAAAAAAGATTATACATACCAGAAACATTTGGAAATTACAACTTCTTTAGAATAGATGTGTCACAAGTAAATGGATCTACGCCATATGTTGAGATTGCTGGTGTTGAATTTTGGCAGTCTAATACTGTCATTTCTGCTGATGAAGCAGATATTAGATTTAGAGCAAATCTAAGAACTTCAAATGCCACCGGATGGACAACATATGCTCCTCGTGGTGAACTAACACTGTATATTACGGAGTTATCAAGATGATGAAATATTTTGTCAGATACGATCCAGAAACAGGAAACATCTTATCACAAGGATTTATGGAAGAAAGACATATAGAAAGTTTGATTGAATCTGGTCAGTCAATACTAATTGTTGATGCTCCTTTAGAAAATATGAGTTCTTTTAAGATAAACCTAGAAACAGGAAAAATAGAATACATTCTAGTTGATTATGATGCTGAAATGCAATCTACCTTTGAGAACGTTAAAAATATTCTCAATTCCACCATCGTTAGAGAACTTGCCAGAACAGATTATACGCAAGCAAATGATGCCACAGAACACATGACACAGGAACAAATTGATGCGTATAAAATTTATAGATCAACTCTAAGAAGTGCTATCAACGCTCCTACACTATTGGAAGCAATTCAACTATTACCTGATGTAGATCCTAAAGGAAATTCTGTCTTTCAGGAATTTAAAGAACAATTAAACACTTGACAACCGTGCAAAGTTTACTATATAATGCTACGAGAATGGTGCCAAGAAAGGTATCATTCCTTACTTCTCGCTAACTATAGGAGAAACAAATGGGAAATAATAATCGTTCAACAGACCGCTTCTGGTTTGATCCGTTCACATTCGCTAATGATATATCAAAGGGCGCTATCGGCTTTGATCAGGTGCTAAGACAGATCGCAGAGGCAAACGAATACCTACCTAAGATCCCTGCTTATCCACCATATAATGTAAAAAAGATTGATGAGGAACATTACATCATCGAAATGGCTGTAGCAGGATTTGGCAAGCACAATCTTGACATTGAACTAAAGAATGGTGTGCTAACGATTACTGGTAATACCGAGACCGAAGAAGGCGATTACCTTCACAAGGGTATTGCTAATCGTGCATTTACAAGAAAGTTCACCATTGCGGATTCAGTGGAGGTCAAGAATGCGGAACTTGCTAACGGTATGCTCAAAATCTTTTTGGAACGCTTTATTCCAGAAGAGGCGAAACCAAAGAAGATCGACATCATGGATCCGTTCGGTATCCAGGAGACGACAAAGCAACTACTCACGGAGAGTGGTAAAATCTGGGCTGAAGGATTACAGAAAGTCTCGGATGCAATGACTCCAAAGACCACTAAATAAAAATTGATCAGAACCTCAACGCTACGGCGCATCATGAGGTTTGTTGGGGAGGGGTCATCCCTCCCCGTTTACAAATGAGGTTACCATGAATCTAGTGATTGAAAAACCCGTAACAATTATTACTCCTACAGTTGGTTCTCCTAAACTATTAGATTGTGCTAGATCAGTTAGAAATCAGACTTACAAGTGTAAGCATGTGGTTGTGGTTGATGGACCTGAACATTGGAAAGAAGCAACGAAAAATATTCCAATACTTGATGAAATTACACATATGTATGTCACACCAGAGAATACAGGCGCCAATGGTTTCAACGGTCAGCGCATCTATGCTGCGTATCCACATCTAGTCAATTCAGATTACATTGCATTTCTAGATGAAGATAACTGGTATGAACCAGATCATATTCAGACGCTTGTTGAGACTATAGAAAAGAACAATCTGGACTTTGCCTTCTCCTTGAGAAAAGTCTTTAATCCTAATAAGACATTTGTATGTAACGATGAATGTGAAAGTCTAGGCAAATGGCCTATCTTTCTTTCTCGTAGATCACAGTATGGAAATCAGTATCTAGTAGACACATCATCATATCTCTTTAAAAGAGAGTTCATTCAAAAGACTTGTCATCTATGGCACTCTGGTGCATGGGGTGAAGATAGACGTTATTACTATGCTGTAAAAGATCATGCTAAATACGACACGAACGGCAAATACACTCTTTGTTATAGACTAGATGGAAATCCAAATTCAGTATCCGCACAGTTCTTTATCGAGGGTAACAAAACACAAGAATCATATTATGGAGGGAACTATCCATGGCGAAAGACTTGATTATAGGTGGAGCCAGCAACTATGACTGGAACAAAGTAAAGTATTGGGTTAACTCTATCAAAGCAACAGGATTCAAGGGTGATATTGTTCTTGTTGCTACCAACATCGATATCAAAACATTAGAGATACTATCATCAAAAGACGTTAAGATCCATGCATATGGTCGTAAGACAGAAACTGGGTTAGTCAATGATAGTAAGAATGCTCCTCATGTAGAAAGATTTATCTATATCTGGGATTATCTTAGGAATAATCCTGACTATCGTTTTGTCACTGTGACCGATACCAGAGACGTTATCTTCCAACAAGATCCATCTCCATTTCTAGAAAAGCACATGTTTGGTAGATCACTCATTGCTTCGTCTGAAGGTCTTCTATACAAAGATGAACCTTGGGGTAGACAGAACATGAAAGAAACATTTGGTGATTATCTTTACCAGATATTTCAGGAGTATCTTATTTGTAACGTAGGAACTATCTCAGGTTATTATGAAGATGTTAGAGATTTTATTCTAATGCTATTCCAGCAGTCTATCAATCGTCCTATTCCCATCGTCGATCAAGCAGTATTTAACTTTCTTATCAATCAAGTTCCATTTAAAGATGAGGTGCTTGTCGCAACAAACAAGTTAGGATGGGCAGCACAGTTGGGTGTTACTAAAGGTGCTATCGAATCAGGTGCTGGTGATATTGGTATGTCTGTTCTACAGAATCCTTCTCTGATGGATGAATATATAAAGTTGTATCAAGATGCTCAACCAATTATCAATGGTGCATCTGTAACGAATGAAGATGGTAGGGAATTTTGCATTGTTCATCAATGGGATAGGATTCCTTCATTGAAAGCAGAAATTGAGAGAAAATATGGAAACGATTGATCATTATGATGGTGTGTTCTTTATTAGTAGTTGTCTGAATGCTAAAGTAAAGAATGTCTATTCACCTAAGGTTAGATTTGCACAAACACTAGAAACAATCTATTCAATAGATAAGTATTGTCCTAGAAGTCTTAAAATTCTACACGACACATCTACAGAACCAATGGATCAAAAGTATATCGATTTCATAGGTAGTGAAGGTGTCACCATCGTATATACTGGTCAGAATCCAACAATACAACAGTTGTCCAGTGCAGCACTAACTTCAGCAACAGAATTGTTTTCGACAATCATCACAATGAACTGGTTCAATGAAAATATCAGAGATAAGATTACTGCTCTCAGAGCATATAAGATTTCTGGTAGATACAAGTTAAACGACAATTTCATTTTACATGATGACAGATTTGCAAATGCTTTTGTTCACAATACAAGTGTTGACTCTTATATGCCTGTAGAACGTAGAGAGCAAACTGGTGCTTTTAAAGCATACGGAACAAGACTAGTTCATTGGGACTATAATCTAATGGATACATATATTAATGCTCTTCCTTTGATGTTTGAGGATTGTGTCAATTTTGGCATTGATGCAGAACATGCTTATTGGAAGCGACTACATACATATAAGAACGTTGATCTTCCCAAGGTTGGCGTTGAAGGTTGGATTGCTCCACTGGGCAAATATGAGGATGATTGATAATGGATGTATTGAGAATAGGTTTTATTGATACCCTTCCTAGCATTGCTAACTATTTTCTAGAAGCATTCAAGACAAGATATGAAATTGTTATTGATAATGATAATCCTGACTATCTTATCTTTGGTGATAGAAACTTTGGTAATGATAATGTTAAATACAATGACAAGAACTGCATAAAGATTTTCTTTACTGGTGAGAATGAACGTCCATGGGATTATCATTGTCATTATTCAATCACATTCGATCATATTGAAGATGAAAGATGCTTTAGACTTCCAATATATGTTCTATATAACTTTGATCATAAGTTGTATGAGAATAGGCATCGATCACCTCAGGACTTAAAAGTTGACAAAAAGTTTGCATCGTTTTTGGTAAACAATCCTCATTGTGAAAAGAGAAACAAGTTTTATCAAAAATGTTCTGCATATAAAGAGTGTGGTTCAGCAGGTAAATTTTTGAATAATATCGGTGGACCTCTTGGTGGAACGCCAGTTGATAAAGTTAACTTTATGAATAACTTTAAATTCAACATTACATTTGAAAACTCTTCCTATCCTGGATATGCTACAGAGAAACTACTTGAAGCATTATGTGCTAAGACTCTTCCGCTTTACTGGGGTAGTCCGACAGCAGCAATAGAGTTTAATCGTAAAGCATTTCTGAATTGGCATGATTTCCAAGATGATGATACATTTTGGGATGCTGTTGTCGAACTAGACAACAATCCAAAATTATATGAAGAGATGTATATGCAGCCTGTATTCCCGAATGATGAACTTACAAAGTTCTTTGATCGTGAACGTTTTCTAAATTGGTTTGGCAAACATGTGTATAAGGGAGTAATAAACAATGGCAAACAGGGCGCTAATTATTTCACCTACAGGGTGTAACATACTTGAACATGATGATTATGAAAAGGGTAAGCATTGGCGCATGGCCCATCCAGAACGCACATATGATACCTGTGTAGTAGTCTTTAAAGAAGATTTTGAACCAGAACCAGGCACGTATGACATGATCATACGTAAGAAGGGATATAAGTATAAACTTATTCCTCAAATTGCTGATATGATCAAGTGGGAAAACTATGATTATATTGGTTGCTGGGATGATGACTATGCTACCGATATTCGTTCTGTTAATCGTTCTTGTTCACAATCCAGAATTTCTATTTACTGAAACAACTTTCATTGAGTCAGGCATTCCATTCTTTAGAAATGATATCTTTAGAAAGTTTCTACATTTTCTAAGAGAGTATGATTATAACGAATCAGAATGGGGCATCGATAAGATTCTTTGTCATCTGTTTGGTGGAAGCGCCCATGTAGTCCATGAGGTTCATGCTAGACATATGAGACCAGAGACAAGTTGGTATGACAAAGACAATGCATTTAGAGAGATGGATTATCTAATGCGTGATTTCTTTCCAAAGTATATGAAGAAACACTTTAACTATGATTATCAATATGACGATACGCAACAGATTTTGAGAGCATACAAGAATGGATAATTTGATTCGTGAAATAGATTGGCAGGAAGTTAAAAGAGAGTTCCAATCTGCACTACCATTTAATCATGTTGTTATCGATAACTTTTTCCTACCAGAAGTAGCAGCACAAATTTCAAATGAGTTTCCGGATTATAATGATCCGGAACTTGGATTCTATGATAATGCCATAGAGAATAAGAAATGCTGTAACAAGTGGGATAAATTTCCCAAGATGACGTATCAGGCATTCACCTTTCTATCTCGTGATTACTTTACTACCGCTATGGGTTATCTTGTTGATGATCCACATATTTGGATGGACGTAGGACTAAATGGCGGCGGGTGGCATATGCATGGTTCGGGCGGAAATCTCAATATTCATCTGGATTATAATATTCATCCAAAGCTGAACGAACAACGTAAACTAAACATTATCATTTACATGACACCTGATTGGAATCGTGAATGGGGTGGTGGACTAGAATTGTGGTCAAATGATTTTGAAACAAATCATCCCAAGACACTTGACAAGTTGGTGGACAATGTGTATAATCGTGCTGTTATTTTCGATACAACTCAAAACTCTTGGCATGGATTGCCAAAGTATTTGACTTGTCCAGAAGGTATATATAGAAAGAGTCTTGCTGCTTATTATGTTCGTCCTGCTCCTGCTAATTCCGATCCACGTGGTAAAGCACTATTTGCTCCTCGTGAGGAACAAAAGAATGATCCTGTGATTGCAGAACTAATTCGTAAAAGAGCAAACGTCGCAACTGCTGAACAACTTTACAAAAAGTAATAGGAGATTATGAATGACTAAAACGTTATTGGTTACTGGTGGCGCAGGTTTCATCGGGCATCATGTTATTGATTTGTTTCTGAAAGAGACTGATTGGAATATTATATCTATTGATAGACTTGACTACTCTGGTAATCTAAATCGTCTTGATGATGTTGTCCGTCGTCATGATCCAGAGACACGTAAGAGAGTAAAGGTTGTATTTGGTGACCTTCGTGCTGAGGTTAGTTCTCTACAGAGTAACTTTCTTGGCGATGTGAACTATATTCTACACATGGCTGCATCTTCACATGTTGATCGTTCTATTGAAGATCCTATGTCTTTCGTTATGGATAATGTTGTCGGCACAGTCAATATTCTAAACTATGCACGAACACTTCCCAATCTAGAACGTTTCATCTATTTCTCAACAGACGAAGTTTTTGGTCCTGCACCAGGCACAATTACATATAAGGAACGTGATCGTTATAACTCAACTAATCCTTATTCAGCATCTAAGGCTGCTGGTGAAGAGATGTGTGTTTCATTTGAGAACACATACAAGTTACCTATCTTTATTACACATACAATGAATGTCTTCGGTCAGCGCCAGCATCCAGAGAAATACATTCCAATGTGTATTCGTAAGGTTCGTGATGGCGATTCGGTTACGATTCATTCTGATCCATCTAAGACACAGCCAGGTTCTCGCTTCTACATTCACGCATCAGATGTTGCGGACGCTATGAAGTTTCTTCTACATCTATCTCCAGAACAGTTGGCAAAGGTTCATGAGCCTGACTTTGGTGGCGCCAAGTGTCCCAAGTTTAATGTTGTTGGTAAGGAAGAGATTAACAATCTAGAACTTGCACAGTATATTGCTAAGGCTGAAGGTAAAGAACTAAACTACGAAATGGTTGACTTCCATTCATCTCGTCCTGGTCACGATCTTCGTTATGGTCTAAGTGGTGACTATATGAGAGAACTTGGTTGGGAACCAAAGTTTACTCTCAGAGACCGTATTAGTGAAGTTGTGGATTGGTCACTTGCTAATCCCGAATGGATCGAACTCTAATAGATAGGAACAAAACATGGGTGATGAATTTAAACTAACGATTGTTGAAGACTTTAATCCACAGTGGATTTCAGGACGTGATGTTCTTGATCTATTGAAGGATATACCAAATCCAGTTGGTATTGAAATTGGTGTTGATGAAGGACCAACGAGCTGGTGGTTTCTCAAGAATAGAGAAGACCTAAGATTGTATGGTGTAGATCCATATTTGGAATATAACGACTGGTATCCAGGAGGATTCATTAGCCAGGATTCTAACAATACTAAGTTTCAGAAAATGAAGGAAAGACTGAAACCATTTGGTGATAGATGGAAGCA